CTCTAAATCATATCTAATATCAACCTTTGCACCTATCTGTAGTGCTCTAAAATTAATTTTTTTTGCTATTTCGTTTAAAAGTGATACAGAACTGTTTGGAATATATTTTTCAATACTTTGGTCTTGGTCTATTTCTAAAAAAACAGATACCCAGCCATCATCGCCTCTTTCTGGACCAATTTTTGTTTTATTGTCATTTGCATTTTTATAATAGGCCCACCCTGGGTATTGTCCAGATGGGCTATCGTAGCCTTGGCCACCCTTTCCTGGATCTCCTTTTGGTCCAATTGGCCCTTGCTTTCCTATATCGCCTTTATCACCTTTATCACCTTTGGGGCCCTGAATTCCCTGTGGCCCAACAGGTCCTATATCCCCACGTTCACCCTGAATTCCTGGGACAGCAACATATTCTGTATTTACTACTTCTTTTACAGTATCTGAATATTTTTTCTTTTTTGAAACATCTGGGAAGTCCATGCTTTGGGCCATGGAAAAATTATTTCTTTACTTTAAATATTTTTTTACCAATTTTAATAATTGGTGGAAGATTATCCTTTTTCGCTGTTACTTTTACTATTGGCATTATAGACCTGGAGTTACATTACCTAATACACATATAGTTCCAATTACTGGAGTCCATACAGTGTCTGCATTCTGACCGCTACCGCCTTCAATTACTACCTGTAAGTCAAATTGTAGCTCAGCAACAACTGAACGGTATTTAGAGCTACCCCAATTTTCTGTAATACTGGCTGGGGCTAATATTTCAACATACCCATCATCGCTGGTGGTAATTAATTCATCTAAAATATCTCCAGTAGAATCATATGCTGTAGATCTATATGTCCAGTCTGAAGTATCATATGGTGTGGTTTCATCATCTTCAAAAAATTCTACTTTTAGGGTTGCGCTATCCCCACGAACAACAGACCATTTAATGTTTGCTGGCGAAGCGCCATGTTTTTCTATTGTAGGGGCACACATAATAATTGATTATACCATAAAAAAGGACTATTCCCAAAGCGCAGTGGGGTGGGGGTAGCAACCTTGGGAAGAGTCTAACTAGATTATATCTTATATTTTTAATAAAATCCAGAATATATACTTTTATAACAAAAAGTTATAATTATAATTAGACAATAATATTTAAAAAGTATAAAATCCAGAGTATTTTTGAATTGTTATCAAATCGTTATAAAGTCCAGGGTATTTGAAGTTGAAAGCCAGGAATCTATGGTGTATACTTAAAATATATAAAGAAAAGAATATACTGTAAATAAGTTTTTAAGATATAAAGTATATTATATATATAGAAAATTATTTTTTATTATGATCTTTTAAATGTTCGATTAATAGATCGAATATCTTGTCAGTTTTTTCTTCAAGGCGCACAACGGAATCTTTTAAGCTGGATCCAGAATTGGGTTTAAGTTCGTTTAAATAATGTTTTACGAGCCAACGAATTCCACCTGCAACTATAGTTATAATTGTAAGTATTGTTAATGTTAACGCAGCCCAGTCTTGTGCAGTCATGAAATATATTATACCAGTATTTGAGATAATATAATTAGATTTCAATTTGGCGAAAATTAAAACTGCGCCGAAATAGAGGTTATACAAACCTTCCCATAGACAACTATGGAAGAAACTTCCAATATGTCTAATAAGGGTTATATCCCTGATTTGCGGGGGTATTTAAGTATAAGCCAAACCTTACTATAGGAATATACGTCAATAGCTTTATATAGCCGTATAGGATATACTTTGTATATGTCAGATAGTGTTAAGCCTTGGGATTTAATTAATGGAGATAAGACGCCAGAAGAGATTTCTATATCCCGCCTCGAAATTTGTAAAACATGTGAATGGTTTAGACCTAAAATACAAACATGTAAAAAGTGTGGATGTTTTATGAAATTAAAAACTACTTTAGAGAAAGCTCGGTGTCCAATAGGAAAATGGTAATTGAATCTGGTTATTTTGGAACGTCTTCAGATAAGATATTAGTAGTTGATAGTATTGCTACTAAAGAAGAGTTAGACATTATTGTCAATACCGCTGAAAATGTGGATATCTGGGATAATAAGCTAACGGGTGATATTTGGAACAATAGGGTGACCTATCACGAAAAGTTTTTAAAAAATTCCCCTGAAACATACCACCTTGTTTCTGAAATTCAAAATAGATTTTCAATAAAAATTTCTGAGTTTTATAATGTTAAAGTTAAGCGCCCTATTCCATTTATTGCCAGATGGCTTGTTGGAAATTTTCAAATACCGCATTATGATAAATACTTTTTTCCAAATTACGATATAGGTTCTATCATTTATTTAAATGATGAATATCTAGGTGGAGAGGTTTTCTTTCCCCAACATGATATAGAGAAAAGGCCAATAGCAGGAAACGCTCTTGCTTTTCCAGGAGATGAACACTATATGCATGGTGTTAAAGAAGTTACCAGTGGATGTAGATATACCATACCCGTTTTTTGGAATGTTATAGAAGATTAGTTATTTGTGTTATGATCAGATTCTGATTTATGGCTACAGCTATTGCAGCATGTGTCTGTAAATATCTTTACCGCCAGATTTTGATGTTCAAATTGGATATCCTTGTTTTCAGATATATCATACATAGGATCAGGATAACATGGATATCTATGGAAGAATGGAAGATATTCTCCGCTATCCCCCAAAAAATCTGAGTTTTCTAAATTGTCTAATATAGCCATAGATCTATTATAGCGTATACCCTGGAAATCTGAAAAAATTTTTATTTTCACAAAATCTGAATATTTTTGTCAGATGTATGATACATAAACTAGAAAAATAAATATAAAATAATTAGTGAGCACACTAAGGGGGGATCCCCCCCCCTAGCCTACTTATCGAGCTTAGTTCCTGTAATGAAACCTTGAAATCCCATGACATCACAATTAAAATTTAATCGTGTATGCATAGGAGTATTCTTTGGTAACTCTACTAGAAAAGTTTTTACTGCTTCAGCGTTAGGTAAGTTAATTTTCTTAACGTTACCGTTGAAACTTGTAAGTGTAACTATCATTCGAAACCTCCATTCTTAATGTCCTTAATCATCATAACTACCATAGGGATAGTTACTGCTAGTAGTGCGAATTGCACTATGCTTGTTAGTAACCTACTCATGGTTAGTTACTTTTCTTATAGCAACGCATAGAACCGCTACCATCAGTAGCAGCAAAAGCGGATAGAGGTGCGCCGTTTTGATAACGGATAGACTTACCGCAATTAGCGCAAGTAGTAGTGCTACCTGCTGTAAAAGGTAGAGTAGGAGTATGTAGTGAATTCATATTGAATTCCTTTCTTTAATGCGATAACCTTGTGTTATCTTTTTCCTTGACCTAGGTTATTTGCCTACTTAGTAGGGCTCACTAGGATTTTGCCTTATTTAATTTTTGATACTGTAAGTATAACATACAATACCCGAAAAGTCAAGGCGACACGCCGTGTCTTTTGTGTGATTTAGACCACTTATTTGCTACGCTCATTCGAACAGATGTTCGACTTATTCGGTAGGCTCATTAGCCAAATTGTCCTTATTTAATTTTCTATACTGCAAGTATAACACACAATACCTCAAAAGTCAAGGCGACACGCCGTGAATGACACCGTTGTAATTAGTGATATACACCACATAATAGCTAGACATTTGGGGATCTTTTGTCTAATGGCCCCGGGATAGAAGTTATCCACAGGGTGATACGTAGGCTGTGGATTGTTGTTCATCTGTTGTTCATCTTCGAATCCTGCGACACGCCGAGGAAATGTCAGTGGTAGGTGTTAGACTTACAGTATAAAGAAAGTGAGAAACTCTCACTAAAGAAAGGTGGTCTAAAATGACTACACTAAATAAAGTAAATATTGGATTAGCACTAGGTATATCTGGTGCGTTAGAAAATCGTATCATTCACGATTGGAATAATGGTGGTTGTAAATCATCTTATGGTCTTAGCGTTTCACAACGCAAGGCGTTAATCAGAATTTTATTTTCTGCTAACGCTCCTAAGTGTGAATGTCTAGAGTGTATCTAATGATACACTTTGCTAAATGTTTAATCTGCGATAGTAAAATGTTTGCTATCTCAGAATCAGATTTCTATGAAAACAAATATACATGTTCAGATTGTTGGGAATAAATAAAAATAAAATAATTGCAAAATAAAAACTTGCAATTTTTGGCCCGGCGCTGTCGGGCGTGTCGCAGCTTTATTAATGTGTTTAAGATCACAAAAATATTTCTCCAATTTACGGCGTGTCGATTTGCTTTTTTGAGATTTTTATGTTAGACTTACGGAGTAAGAAAATAAAGAAAGGAAGTCCTAACTATGGGATATGTTGAAATTTTTAGACTAGATGAGCAAGGTGCTGGGTGGGTAGATTTATCTGACGCCACTCCAGACGAGTTGCTTAATATAGAAATAGCCCTCTTTCAAGAAGGCGCCTTGTGATATAAATCACACTTCAACCCTTGCTGATATGGGTCAAAATGTCAGTGCCTAATGATAGGATAGTCTTATCAATAAAAAAGAAAGGAAGTCAAAATATGACTTACACTGTAACACTGGAAACCTTTAATGGTTCCACAAAAAAAATCAACCTTGCCTCAAAGGGTGCGGTTGCTCAATTCGTAATGGAATACCCTCAGCAGTTGCCAGTTGGTATTTCCGTAAAAATGTCTTGCGACGCTCTAGGGCTTCGTGGAACAATTAGAGGAAGGGCGGTTCTCAATAATGGTTAATTCAGTATTGTCTATCGCTTGCGATACTTGTCTAGGTCATGGCTATATATTTTTTGGGGATAGCCAAGATTATGCGGTGGAGTCTTGTCAGTGCCAAGATGTAAACTTATTTAATACACCCGAAGCAAACTAAAGAATAGGAAATAAAAATATGTTAAAACTAAACCACTCTATAAATCTTGTTACCGAGATTGACGAAAACAAAATGCCTGACCACTTGCTAATGCTTCTTGTTAATCTTAGCGAAGTTCAAATGGAAACTCTATTGCGTGAGACTTTTATTAACGCTATGGAAGAAGAAGGTGTTTTGGAAAAACTTAATAAAGACAACTCTTGGGCTACTTTGAAGTTGGTTAAATAAATGATGACTCGTAAAGACTATGTGTCTGTTGCTAGCATTTTAAATTCTTTTAAAAGTGAAATTGATGAATTAACTTTTGAAGATATGATTGACGAGTTTGGAGATATGTTTGCTGCAGATAACGAAAGTTTTAAATTTGATAAATTTTATGCAGCCTGCACTAAAACAGAATTGCAAGAATTAGAATTAATGCAATCTGGAACTCGTTACAATAAAAATATATAAATAAAAATTCCTGAGCAAGAATAAAAACTGCTCCCTCCAATTTTTGGGCCCGGCGCTGTCGGGCGTGTCGGATCCTTTAAGATGTGATTAAAGTCACTCTGATTGAGCGTCTCACTATTTGAAATTACCCGCTAGTAATTTGATATTTTTAGTTTAATAAGATAGACTTACATAGTAAGAAAAATTAAATAGTTTAAGAATTACGGCGTGTCGGTTATGAATTGTCAGCCTTATCTGCTAAGATTATTTATATCAAGAAAAAAGAAAGAAGGTTGGCATATGTCAGCAAAAACTTACTCAATAGAAACTCTCCTTGAAGGAAAAGTTTATCGCTCACTCTCTCGTAAGATTGAGGGAATTATTCAAGAAGCAGAAAAGCGTTCAGAGGTTTGGTATGGTGAAAACTTCGAGGCTTATCTCGTGCGTGTTCGCCCTCAATTCTCTAGCACAAGTGGATTGACTTCATTCAGTTATGGAAAAGATTTCTATGCGACTATCGCAGTTAAGGTTGGTGAATAATAATGGGAAACTTATTTGATGAAATTGGAGATTGCTACACTTGCTACGATAGTGGAGTAATTGTAGAAAACGATATGGTAACTGAATATTGTGGTGATTGTGAAAAGGGTCAGCACTTGTTTAGTGAATTTGAAATTTGGCATAATGAAAACGAAATAAAGGAGAATGCATAATGGAATACTTATACGCAGTAACAGCCACCTATGACGGAGACAAGTCTCCTCATTGGATTGGTCGCTATGACAACGCACTTGATGCAGTAAGCGAATTTAATAAATTTGTAGACCATGGACTTGCTAGTCAATTTGCAACAATTAACTTGTCAGAGCCTTCAGGTAAGATGCATACTAAGATATTTTATTCTAATGGAAGCGTAGGGGGAAAATAATATGGGAAGCGTAACAGCAATTGGATTAGCAGATTCAGTATTAGATTTAGAAACACAATTGGGTTACCACTTGCAAGGTAACCACTATCCACCAGTGCCACTATCTATGGTTCAACCTTGCATAGATGCTATTGACGCTGCATATGATGAAGACTACTATCGTGAAATTAAAATGCCAGAAGGCATAACTTATAAGGGCAATAATACTGCACCTGCTCACGCAATTATTGACCAGCACCACCTATCATGGTTTATTGACCCAGTAGACGAGGATTAAATAAATGGCTGCTACAATGAAAACCATGGAACTATCGTATGCAGATCTACTTAAGCCTGCACAACTAATGGAAGGCGACTTAATCAATATTGATATGGATATTGTTGAAGTAATTAAAATTGAAGATGATGCAACGGGTGATAATTACATAATAACTCATCGCAACGAATTTGGTGAACAAGAAGAATATTTTTGCAATTATGAAACAATGTTCGAGCTTTATGTTTTTGTAGAATAAAAAAAATACTTTTGATTTTAGGGCCCGGCGCTGTCGGGCGTGTCGTGCACAGGGTGATCTTTTAAGATAATTGACATTTTTCCCCATATCTGCTAAAATTATTATATGAAACAGCGAAAGACTAAAGATGAATTACGTATCCTAATGGAATTACGTAGGTCTAATGCTGCCTCCTCAATTCCCTCAAAGAAAAAATACAATAGAAAGAAATGTCAGTCCCTAATGCTAGAATTAAAGAAAGAAAGAGAGTAGCCACCATGACTAAACTACTAAGAAGCAAAGATAGGAAAGTAACTAATGCCGTATCACCAAATGGAAAAACAGCAACAATTGCCAACACTTTTGGATTACCTGCTGGAAAGAATTTCTCGTGCCCTGGTGCCACTAGCGTATGTGAAAGCGTGTGCTATGCAGGAAAACTCGAAAACCTCTTCCCTGGAGTAAAGAAAAACCTCCTACACAATTGGGAATTAATAAAAAATGCAGATGAAGATACTATGGTTTCTTTATTGTCAGTAATGATAGATGAGTTTATTATTGATTGCGATAAGCGTAAAGCTCCTAAACTATTCCGCATTCACTGGGATGGTGACTTCTTTAATGATACTTATACTAATGCATGGAAGACAGTTATAACTAATCATCCCGAAATTCAATTCTGGGTTTATACCCGTGTTCGATCTGCCGCCCTTATATTGAACGGTATAGATAATCTATCTTTATACTATTCAACAGATAGCGAGAATAAGGCTATTGGTATTGAACTTAAAACTAATAATGGTATCCGTCTTGCATACCTTGCCAAAAATTTTGCAATAGGTCAAGAAGACATGAAAGCATTAACAGGAAAGGTGGGGGCTAAGTGTCCTGAAAATAAAAAAGCAATTCCGTTAATATCCACCGCTGGCTCCGCTTGCGTTTCTTGTAGTTTATGTGTATACTCGAAAGCGGATATAGTTTTTTCTGCTACTAAAAAATAGGAGTAGTCCAATGGAGTGGTTTCTAGTATTCTCATGCATATTTATATATATCATATTTGCGGGCATGGGTCATTAAATGTCCGATTTGTCCCTATGTGATGTATCTCACAGGGGGTAATCGTCTCAAATAGTGAGAAATGTCAGAAATAACTTGATAATGTCAGTAGGAAATGTTAGACTTAATATATCAACCAAACGAAAGGAAACACAATGTCAGTAGCAACAGCAACTTACAAAGTAGGAGATACCTACACAACACAAAAGTCAAAGGTAAGCGGAGTAATCACAGAGATTACACCACAAGCCAATGGTAATGTCCGTGTCAAGTTAGATGTAAATGGCGCAACCCGTTACACAACTTGGACAGCAAAGTAATTAGTCAATAGACTAACTATCCTGAGCATGATGTAAAACTGCTCAACACAATGTCAGACCTATCCCCTATACTATAAATAACCCACTAAAGAAAAGGAAACAAATGAGTAGAGCAATAACAGTAAAGGTGGCAACACCAAAAGTAATCAAGGCACTAGAAACTCGTCTAGCAACACTAGAGAAAGACTATGCTACACAAGCAGAAAAAGAAGCAAAGCACACCAAAGCGGTAGAAGCATGGAAAGATGAAATTGGTAAGTGGGCTATTGCTAACTTCTCAAAGGCTGAGAACCTTCGCACAAACTATCGTGCTTGGAATAACACTCTCAATGTTGATTTTGACATCATCACAAAAGAAGGTGGCTTTCCTGCTGAACCTGAAAAGGATTTTGAGGTTATCCATCAACACACTTATCGTGAGATGAAAGAGGACATCACCAATGCTCTCACAATTCTCAAAATGACAGATGAGGAAACAGTAAATGCTTCTACAATGAAGCAGATTGCTAAGTATCTCTAAATAGTTTAACAACCTGAGTAAGTTGCTAAACTGCTCACCAACCACCACAACAAGAAAGGAAAAATAAAATGACATTACAAGGATACACTTACCAACTTGGTGATTTATTCACAACAAGTAAGACAGGTGTTACAGGAAGAATTTATTCTTTCGCTCCACAAAGCAACACAGTAACTCGTGTAGGTTTACAATTAGCAAATGGCTCAAAGCGTTTTGCTATGGTTAAAACAAGCAAGTAAATAGATGTCCCTGCCAGTGCTATAGCGAGGCATACAATTCCTGAGCATGAATTAAAAAGGCTCATTTTTGGGGCCCGGGGCCAAGTGGCCAAGATCACATACATTACGGGTAAGCTTTAAGACCCCCAACTTGCAAATGTCAGTCGCTCCTGCTAGAATTATATTATAACCTACAGAAAGAGGCCCCCATGGACCAGATGACAACAACGTTTGTAGCAACACAAGAATATCTTCATTCTCAAATAAAAGAGAAGACTGATAAAATTATACAACTAGAAGAGCACATACAAAAAGTAACACAGCGCTCATATGCAGATTCTGCAGATAAGAATCGCATGGTTGAAGCAATGCAAGAATGGACGCTTACTGAATTAGAAAATAATGGAATTACAGAATCACAAGCAGAAGAAATTGCAGGCATATGTGGTTTTGAATTAAGCAAAGAGGTTGAGGTTGAGGTTACTGTTACATATAACTTAACTGTTAACGTTGGCCCCAATGAAGATGTTGAATCAATTGTAAATGATATTGATTTTGATACCGTTTCATACAACGATGACAATATTTCTTACATGTCATCCAATGTTGATAGAATAGATTTTTAGTAGGGGGCTACTAATAGACCTGCCGAATGTCTCTAAACTAGGTAAGGGCCCTGAGCATGGCCATGTAAACTGCTCACTTTTTATTTTAGCTTAAAGGGCCGGGGGCAAGGGGATCAGATTGTCAAGTTACGAAGTTAAACAAAAACCCCCTAAATGTCTAACCTTACCTAATCTATTTGACATATGTCAGTCCATCCTGTTATACTTGAAATAACAACAAACAAAAAGGAGAAAAATACCTATGGCACATGACCTAGAAAGTCAAAACGGAAAAGCGTCTTTTGCGTCTTTCCGTGAACCTGCATGGCATGGATTGGGAACCGTATTCACAGAGGAAAAAAACACCACAGAAATGCTAGAAGCAGCAAATCTAAATGGTTGGAATGTCCGTCTGCAAGATATGGAAATTCCATCTACACTAACAAGCGATAAATCATATCAATATGTTTTACGCACTAACCCTACTAATAATACCCAGACCGATGTTTTGGGAATTGTTGGTGAGCGTTATGTCCCGCTACAAAATGAAGATTTATTTTCATTCGGTGATAATATCCTAGATGGTGGTGGACGATGGGAAACCGCTGGCTCCATCAAGGGTGGGCGTGTTGTATTCGGCTCACTTGCATTAGAGCGTGAGACAATTCTAGACCCTACTGGTGTTGCAGATAAGGTTAAAACTTATCTACTTATCAACACATCACACGATGGCTCAATCGCTATTCAAGCAAGCATAACACCTGTTCGTGTTGTGTGCGCTAACACTCTTAATCTTGCACTTAATCAAAAGAAAAAGAAAAATGGTGTCAAGCAATCTTTCAAGATTCGCCACACTCAAACCGCAGAAGGCAAAATCCAAATTGCTCGTGAGACTTTGGGCATGGCTAATGCATACATGGACGAATTCGACATCATGGCTAAAGCAATGATTGAAAAGGAAGTTTCTGCTAAGCAATTCAATGACATCATTCTTGCTGCATATGCTAAGCCAGAAAAAGATGTTAAAGGTGCAATCACAAAATGGGAAAATAAAGTTGACTTAATCAATGATATTTATACTGGTGAGTTTAACGGAATGATTTCTGGTAATGCGTGGGGTGCTTTTAATGCACTAACCGAACGCCTAGATTGGTATCGTTCTGCTCGTGGTGGTTCTAATGAATCTATTCTCGCATCTGCTAGTGGATTTGACCCTGCAATTAACGCAGAGAAAAATCGTTTGCTAAAAGTTGTGCAGAATGTTATGCAACTTGCATAGCATAATTTAATATATGCCACCTGAGTAAGTGGATGCAAAAACTGCTCATCTTGATCTGTTAGCTCAGTTGGTTAGAGCGCTACCCTGTCACGGTAGAGGTCGTGGGTTCAAGTCCCATACAGGTCGCAAGAGTTGGGCCCGGGGCCCCAAAAATGTCATTTTGCAAATCTATTAAGAAGACTTGATATTTTCCCCATTTTAGGCTACAATTAATATATGACCACCAAAACAAA